CCACCCGCGCCGTCATTGCCGGGTGCAAAATAAGTCGTGTCCGGGCGGGGGTTCCGTATTGCCTGCGGATCGTCCACCGGGTAGAGACCAAGCGACAACTGCGGCTGATCAGGCTCCCAACACGACCCGCAAACGAGGATATTGACGTTCTTGGTCTTGATGACAAGCGGCCTAAGCTCCTTCAGCTTAAAGCGCCACCCGCAGCGGTCACACTGCGAAATAGCATTTTTGCCACTTGCAAACCGATTAGGCATCAGTAGCCCCCAAGGAAGCTCTGTCTCGGCACGAACCGCACCGCAGCCTTCTCCCGATCCTCGCCCGCAGCCAGATCCCAAGCCTCGTCGTATTGAGCCTTGAGCGCCGCCATCCTAGCTTCAGCGCCGGGAATCTTCATCGAGAGCATATAAGCCAAGCCCGCAACCATGCAGGGCATAAAGCGGAACGGGATGTCCTGCCCGTTGATGCCATTACCCACGTCGAACATACGGCGTAAACGGGTGTAATACAGGGTATACGGGGTGCTGTTGTCGGGCTTCGGCCACACCGTGAACTGCGGATAGACCACCGCGCCAGCCGAGTCCGTTGCACCCGTACGACGATTGATCCAGATCTGGATCGGACGCCCCGTCGCGTTCTTGTTCGGGATGGCAACGTAGGTGCTGGACGAAATCCGGCTGATGTTGATGTCGATCTGATTCGTGCCGGTGCCCGTCCGGATCACATGGTCGAGCAAGTCCACCGTGTCGGCAGGGAGGTCATAGGTCCCGACGTTGTAGGTCAAGGCATGCGTGCCCTGCTCAAGCGTCCACAGGTTAATACCCCGGTTGGCCCAGTCCATGAGCAACAGGGACAGACTACGCTTGGCCGTACGCAGATCGTAACCGCTACGCAGTTCCGCGCCACAACGCTCGAAAGCCTCTTCCACGATGGTGTTGAGGTCGAGATTGAAGTCGGTTGTGGCTGTAGTCTTGTCGGCCATTACTTCTTACCCTTTACCCGCTTGGCGGAAGCTGCGCGTTTTAGCAGCAACGCCCTTGGGTTGCCGGACGAACTGCTTGCCTTGGGCTTTGCCTTTTCGCTTGGCGGCAGAAGTTCGGGCGTACTCAGCAGGGCTGAGAGCCTTGATCGCAGCTTCTGGTAGATATCTCTCACCCGTGTCAGAAGATCGTTTACCACTTTTGGTTCTCCATTTCTGCTGAGTCCACGCCTTAAGCGACTGCTGTGGGGCTTTCATGCTTTTTCTCTAACTTCTAACGGTTTGTTAGCCGTAATATATTCGGCTGCTTTTTGCAACAAATTTGCGTTGTCTTTTAGCAGTCCCAATCCTCGGTTGCAATTAGGACAAAGCAGTCCACGAATTTTCCCGGTCTCATGATCATGATCAATACATAACCACGAAAACTTTTCTTCTGGTTCGTTGCACAAAGCGCAACAACCTTTTTGCGCTTCATACATAGCGTTATACATGTCTTGAGTAGCGCCCCGCCGACGTAACCGCCGATTAGTTACTACCCAATTATTGCGCCGCCAATCATTTAAATGGTCACGATTTTGTTCTGCCCACGCTTGCCGCTTAGCTTGCATGCACAATTTGCACTGCGATTTGTACAAATGCACCAACTTCCCTCCGCGACTAAAAAATTCAGTCAGCGGCTTTTCTTGCTGGCACCCCGTACAAATTTTAGTCTCTGTATCCACCGCCCCGCCGTTTATATTCCTTAGCCAACAGTTGGCTTTTTCTCGCGCTCCACTGACCTGCCTTGGTACCCTGCACAGCCCGAGACTTGATCGACTTGAACAGGCTCTCACGCATGCCGGGCTTGGTGTAGTTTCCGGCCTCGTTGACCTTGCTCTCGCCGCCCTTCTTGAAAGTCTTGACGGGCTTGTCGTCCCCACGTCGCTTGGCACGAGGGATCTTGCTAGGAGACATAGCACCCATACCACGCGACGGCATCATCAGACGAACTTCCCGCGAGTCTTGCCCTTGGTAGCGCAGCCATCAGCCCGCTTGGACGCAGACGAGACGGAGCCGCCGGAAGCGTACTTTTTCACCCGTCCACCAGACCGCATACCATCGACTTCCCGAGCCTCTCGTGCGGCTCTCATCATGGCGGTTTTCTGCTGGTTTTCCGTCATAGCATCGACACGCTTGCCAATGTCGTAACGACGCTTAGCAGTCTGAACTCCTTTTGCAATACGCCCCGCAGGAAGCAGACTAGCAGCACCTAGAGCAAATTTACCCACTGCGTCGGAACGCTCATCGGGCGTCATACCGGTTTCTTTTACCTGACTACGATATCCCGTAGCACGATCACTAGGCAGGGGGATTCCTTTACGTTTCGGGGTACGTCGCGGACTATTACGCTGCGTAGGACCGCCTTCCGTCACGTCATCTTCTGGCGACGGCAAATTGCCTCGCGGCGTGAGGTCGTCCATCGGGTCGTCTTTTCTGTCGGTCGTGTACTTTTCGCCCTGCCACGTAAAAGTTTTGCCCGGACCAAGTTCGCGGCGCTTCTTCTTAAAAGCGGCGTCAAAAGACATATCGTCAATAGGCTTCATACAAACTTTCCTCGGGTCTTGCCCTTAGTAACACAACCATCAGCCCGCTTGGACGCGGAGGAGACGGAGCCACCCTTGGCGTAAGACTTCATAGTACCGCCACTTTTTGCGGTAGTTGTGCGGCCTTTTCGACCGAACATTTTCATATAAGTTTCAGGGTCTATCGCCCGGTTGTCGAAATCTTTTCTACGGTCACGTTCTTGTCTTTGTTTCAATTCCATCTGCTCTTTGTCGTACCGTTTCCGCTCTTCAGGAGACAAGTTCTCCCGGTACGATTCTGGAGTTATGACTCTATCTAATATGACAAGATCGTCCTCCCAATTTTTGGGTGCAGGAGCATCAGGAGCCGAAGGGGTCGCCCTAGGCTTTTCTGCCGGGTTGCGAAATCCTGTAGCACGATCCCCCGGAAGCGGGATTCGCCTGCGCTTGGACGGGCTATTAGGCACAGCGCCCACCGCCAGCCATCTTGACCATCTTGCCCTTGGTCTTGCCCTTAGCAGTGATGCCATCGGCACCCTTGCGGTACACCATGCCGCCTTCCTTGTAGCCCTTCATCATCGCACGGCCCATCGTGTCCGGCGTACGGCGCTTCATGGCGCGACCGGCCTTGTCAGCCATACCTTTCATTTTCATCTTCATTTCGACTTACTCCTGAATTTACGGCCTTTGTCGGCCTTGTTGAATTCCTTCGCCACTTTGGTCGGGACCCCGACTTTCTTAGCAAAGGCTGGGTTATGGGCGGCAGCGGCCATCAGATTACGCTGCGCCTTTGACTTACTAGGCACGGTGCTGCTCCATCAGTCGATCAATCTTCTGCTCAAGACGGTCAAGCCGGTCCAAGAGCATCTGCGAGTCAGCCCGAACTTCAACGCGGGTGATGTGGTCCCGCGCAACTTCTTCACGGGTCTTGTTGAGCAAGATCCCAATACGATGGATCTCGTCAGACTTCTCTTTCATCACGTACCCGATAAAAGCAAGTACGGCAGTCAGGGCTATGTTCCAGATCAGGATGTCCATCTCAGCAGTTCCACGCCCTGAGCGACTTGTTGATCCGGCTGTTTGGGTCATTCGCTGTCTTGGCACTCGTAAGCTTTTTCTTCATGCCCGACATGCGAGCACAGAACGATTTCTTACGAGCACCGCCTTCAGGCTGAGGACGCTTCAGGCCCGGCTTACCCGGATTGGCCTTGTTGTAGGAAGCCCGGCCTTTGGCATTCAAGCCGCCAGCCGGGTTCTTCCCTTCCTTGCGTTGCCACGCAGGAGACTTAGCCATAGAACACCATCACCGAAACCACGTCCGTCAGATCGACGTAGATGTTGGTCTGGAAGAGCAAGCCTTCGCCGGGGATGAGGATGTAGTCCGGGCTTGTCGATGACACAAGGGTATTGATGGTCAACTTGACCGAACCCGAAGCGCCACCGTCTTTTAACACCACGCTGCCCGCACCCGTATCCGGGACGATGTAGATCGCCTTGACACGGTTGCGCCCGAGGGTGTTGCCCGCTTGGTCTGCAAGAAGACCATCAGTCGTCCTTACCGCACTGGCAAGGACGTCAGTTTGCATGGCCATGTAAGGCTCCTATTAAGCAGCAACCGCACCACTGATGCCCACGATAGCCCAGCCAGCCGAAGTGTAGACCAGCGTAGCCGCGTCACCAACGTTCGTGAACGTGATCGTAGTGAAGCCGATCTTCGTGGTCGGGGTGAGCACCGCCGAACCACCATCAACCGCGTGGGCGATGATTTTCATCTGCCCCACCGTGCCGTTGGCAAGCGTCAGGGCCTGAGCCGCGCCAGTCGTGGTGAGCGAGGTGAACATATCGGTCACGTTGACCGCACCAGCGCCCGAGAGGGACTGAACCGAAGCGAAGACATCGCCCGTGACATTGCCCGTGACATTGCCCGTGATGTTACCGGTGAAATCGCCAACGAAGCCGTTCTGCGAAACAACCGGGCCAGAAAATGTAGTCGTACCCATGTATATATCTCCTCACATGCGAGTAATAACGGTGCTTATCAGTCTGCATACGCTCAATCAGATGGGGTGTCAACAAGCTGATTTGACTTGGCGAGGTTCTCCTCGCGGGTGATGACCCGCAGGTTCCAAGGGACGTGGAGACCCGACACCGTAGAACCTAAAAGCGGGATGATGTGATCCACGACATACGGCACCCCCGTGACCCGGCTTACCGTCATAGCGTCGATATACAGCTGCCGTATGGCCTGCTTGTGCTCCTTGGTCAACCATTTGGGCGTAGCGTTCCGGAACCGGCGACGGCGGAAACTGACATGGGCGCGATAGAGGTCAGGATTAGTGAGCCGATACTTATTTCTATACCTACGCCGGTCCTCGTTTGAGCGCGAAAGGGCTTTTAGTTTTACTAGTTCTGCATTGCGCTGATAGTACTTCCGCTTCGCTTCTTTGGCTATTTCGGACCGGTTGTACTGCCTAAAGTACTCAGCGCGGGTGACGTTCCTTTTTTCCCAGTCAACCCTTAAACATTCGGTGCAGGCCCCCTTCGTCTTGCGGGGAGCGACATGGCCGTGCTTACACGGCTCTCCAGTGAAGTAATGCTTAGCCCCCGTAGCCTTGGCTTCGGCGCGAGACTTAGGCAGCGTTGAAGTATCCATCTGTAGCCCCGTATTACGATACAGGTAAAGCTTATACAACGGATTTCAAAAGGTCAAGACAAAAAGAAGGGGGGCCGAAGCCCCCCTCCCAATCAGCGTAAGTTACTGATTTATCAGGACGAACCCGGCGAACCGAAGATGCCGAGCGGGTCACTCCAGCCGAAGCTGTAACGCTCGCGGCTCTTGTAACGGACGTTCCCCGTGTCAAAGTCACCATCCATGGAATTCGCCAGAGGCGAACGGACGAAGTGCTTCAGGCCATTCGGAACATCGG